ATCGAGATTGAAGAGCGCGTGAACAAGGAGTTGAAGGCCTAACCGTCCCGCAAGTCGGAGCTGATCATAGATGGCAATAGGGCCTACATCTAAACAACTTGCAATCTCACCCCCCTCACCTACAAGGTCTCATCGGAAATGGCTATCACCAAATGGCCCAGGAGTGAAAACGTCTGCAAGAACGAGATCGTGAGGACTTTCGGGCCTATTCCAAAGAACCAGTGCATGGACCTCACATGCGGGTGCCGTCTCAACACCACCCACGCGTACATCACCCGCACTGTCGTCCCCACGATCTACCCCAACCAACCCGAGCTCCTCAACCTCATAGAGTTCGCAAAAGAGTATGCGGCCGGGTTTTACCCCAAATTCAAGGAGTACGACGTCGCCCCGTACGAGATCGAGGCCGCCCAGGAGTATATACTGAACTCCAAACACACGGCAGGAACGAAAGAAGTACACTTAGCGGCATTGGAGCAAGCCGAGATGTCTCGCAAGATCTTCAATAGAACGAACATCTTCACGAAGAAGGAAGTCCTCGCAAGCGGACCGCGTGAGGGCAGAATCATTGCCGCCAGGGTTACGACTGTCAGGGACCTCCAAGCGAGGGGTGTGGACATGGTGAAAGACGTTCTTGGAGAACAAGAATCTTGGGTAAAGGGCCTCCAACCCCATGAAGTGGTCCAGCTACTCGCGGAGAAATTTGCGGACAAACCTGTCGTCTTCGGCTGCGACTACTCAATGTTCGACAAGAGTCAATCGCACGGGATGCTAGCCGTGGAGATGGCGTTCGTCGAGCGTGCCTTTTCACCCTCCTTCGCCAAGTTCTACGACGCCTGCCTCCGCAGCCCAATCGAGGCCGTGGTTGATTACAACACGAGGATAATCAGCCAAGTTCAGCGCAATTCAGGCGACAGCGACACTGCTCTAGGGAACACCATCATCAACCAAGTCCTCATAGAGTACACCCTGTGGAAGCAGTCAAAGATGCCAATGAAGGAATGGATCGCATGCCGAGCTTCCCGCGACCTCATGGTGGAAGGTGACGACTCACTCTTCACGGCCAAGAATCTGGACTTCCAAGCTTTCGTGGACACCCTCGACGCCGTGGGCATCAAGACTACATGCGAGGTATTCAAGGATGGCGCCTCATCTTTCCTGAAGATTGATATGGTCACACTTGCAGATGAAACGGTCCCGTCCAAAGTCCCGATCCAGCAGCTGGCAAGACTCTTCGTAGACCCTAAGTGCAACTACGAGTTCCACTCCCAGAAGGCTCAAATGGGCATACAATGCTCCATCGCATGCATGATCGACCAGTACGGGAGACCTCCATCGCTCTTCAAGCTACTGCGAGCAGTACAAAACAAGACAGCTGAAGGCGGCAAACCACCACGAGTCTACATCAACCCAGATACTCTAGAGGCATCGCCCCACCTCGATGCCAAGTGGCTACAGACGAGAGGGTTGTTCTGCGAAGAC